ATCAACTTCAAGGATAGAAGTACTTGCGAAACGCTGAACTGCTTTGGAGAATGATTCTAAGTCTGCGATCTCTAGATTATCAAAATCCATAGTTCCCATACGAGAAGTATCCCAACCATTTAATTCGTAGGTCTGTTTAATCAAATCATTGTTGATTACATCCCGAATTTTTCTAAGCATGGATTCTGCTGCTGTAGCAGATAGTGAATTTTTGATTTGACCAAGAGCGTTAGAACCACCACCTGATTGACCAAGTACTAGAATATCAGCAAATAGAGATGTTAAGATTAGATTTTTATAGTATTCTTTAATCTTACTGGTATCCATTGCTTTACTACCATTTAACGATAGTAATTCTAGTTCAAATAACGGTTGCTTTGTATCAGGATCATGTGCTTGTGGTAAAATCAATGCAGATTGCTGATTCAACTGCAAGTTACGCATTACGTTTTCATAATAAGCACGAATTGCTTTTTGATCAGGTGAAGCATCAGAAGATAGATACTGAGGTGGTAGTTTTAGTACTGGTAGGCCAGCTAAATCTTTAGCTACACCGTTTGCTTCAATTTCTTCGATTACCGTCAAGAAGCGCCATGCAAGATATGCATCACGTAGCATGGACTTACCAAAAGGATCACCTTTGTGTTTACCTGCACGGAATAGCATTATCTTACTACGAGGTAAAATTACTTCGTTATTTGTACGGCTAGAATAGCGATTGTAAACATCTGAGATTGACGAAAGGTTTTGCTTTACACCCTTAACTTCGTTACCGTCTTCACTAAAGATGAATTTCTCAATAGTTTCTTGGTTACGAATCGGCAGTTTCTTCCAACCGATTAAACCGTCATTATAGTTTGAACCATTTACTTTCAATCGTCTACGATATACTTTTTCATGCACAGAGAAACCATACATATTAGCAGTTAGTGCTTCTGAGATAAAATCTGACCAAGTTTGATCAGTTAAATCTTGCATCATTTGATTAATGACAACAGCTTGATTTAATTCTTCAGGAGTAGCACCTGTAATCGCTTTGAATTTCCAATCAACTTGTCCAATCAAGTTTTCGTACAATGTAATTGCAGAATTAATAGTACTGTGATAAGACATTTGCTTATATGTATTAATACTATTTGGGAAATTCAGTTCTTTCTTAAGTTCATCATTGGATACACCATTGAATACATTTAAACCAAGATATCCTGATTCACTTAACTTAAAGCGATCCGGTGTATCATCTGCTGCTTTTTGTACTGAGTTATTTTGTGACTTACGTGCCATCAACGGCTCCTTTGATTATGAAACTAATGAACTATTAATTGTTGGGATGTTAAAACCTGAGATGCTTCCATCGAATGGGTTAGCACCTGTAAAATCAGGTAATGAGAAAGAAGGTAGTTGTGTTTCTTTGTTTAGCAATAGCATGGCATCTGAACAGCAATCAACCTGATCGTCTTTTTTCTTAGGATCACCATCGAAAACTTCAAGTTCATCAAAGAATGGTACATTCCAATGTCCTTTTACAATATTAACAAAACCAGCTTGTGTTACGCTTGAAAATGGTGCAAAGCGTGTTACCTTAGATTTTACAGGTTTAGATAATCTTACGTTAAAACCAGCCTCAGCAAGTTTTCTTTGCAAGTCTCTGGCATATGCACCAGCAGCTGCTGCAGGGTCAATTGGAATTGAAATTGTTACGTCTTGACCATCTCTCATAGCTGTATCAAATATGAGTTTTTCAACTTCATGAACTCTGTCACGCATTGAAACTACGTCTTCTACAGTATAGATATTAAGTTTATCTTTTGAAATTAATACACCACGAGTCCAGTCTGGATTTGGGTATTGTTCAGAAGGTTTTGTAAATGCAAAATCCCAAGCTCTAATTCTTCGTGTTGCTTTAGGATTAGGATAGTCTACTAAACTACACCACTCTCTTTTCCACAAACCAGCAGATTCTTGACGAGCAAACCATGATCCTAGTAAAAGTCTTTCCATTTCTACACGAGGTAGAGCTTTTAACTTACTCACATATGTAGGATCGGCTTTCATCAAGGGGGGATTATCATAAATTGTACCGGGAATGAATTTAAATGACAGAATACCGGATTCATCGCCCTTTCCAAATTGATCTTCTAATTCTTCACGAGTGTCAGACCATTGAATGCGACCACCTTCTACTTGAATCATATATCTCATAGGATACACATCTTTACGAACAGGAATACCACGTTCATCAAGTGCAAATTCCACCCAGTGACGAATGAAAGAGTCATAATCAGGGTTACCTGTAGCTACAACTTGCTTTTTATAATCTACAGTAGTTGACCGCAAGCGAGATAACATGTACATTACGTTATCTTCACTAAGTTGTTGAACTTCGTCAAACCCAATATATGTAAGTTCAGCACCTTGAAAGTTGTATTTGTCTGATGCGTTATCTAGGTAACCAAACTTAAGTGTAGCACCCGAACTAAACACAAGTTCAAGTTCACGAACTCGTACTTTAAGTTTTGGATCGACTTTTTTAAATAGATTAATTGCAGAATCAAATAAACCACCGGGATTTGAAATTTGTTTAGTTGTTCTGCGAAAAATTACACCACGAGTTCTTGGGTGATGACAGAACTTTAAAAAAGACCCAAGTAAACAATGTGATTTACCTGCACCCGCTGCACCACCGTAAAAGGTGATATCTGCATCACTGTTCAAGAATTGCTCTTGTGCTTTTGATGCTGGTGCAAATACAATATTTTGATTACTCATGTTTGTTACTTTTCTTCAGATTCTCTTCTGCTGTTATAATTTGTAAATTCCAAGGTACATGCAAACCGCACACATTCTCTCCATTTAATGGTACGATGTGGTCTACGTGATATACAGTGCCTTCCGATAAAGTTAACTTCTTAGCTTCAATATAAAAAGATTTAATGCTATTTTGCATCTCTTTAGTTAACCACTTTGGCATAGCTTTAGCAATTAATAATTTTCTTTTCTTACTATAATGAAGATAAGTCGATTTATTATTCTCATAATGTAACTTACCTTTTTCTCTAAGAATCTCTCTATTTTCTAAATAATATTCTCGTTGTTTTGCATTGTGGTTGTCTTTATTTTTCAACCATGCCTCTCGCTGTTTTTGTACAAGCTCGTCTCTATTTTGCTCTCTATAATTTACTAAATAATCCGATCTTTGTTTACAGCAATCTTTACAATATGCTTGATAACCTGTTTTAGTATTTTTACTTTTATAGAATTCTGTAAATAATTTATCTATTTTACAACTACTGCATGTTTTCATTTATTCTCCTCAGAATAAGCCTCAAAATAACAATTGGCAGGTAAGTGAGGAGCTTACTTTTCAGGAATGACCCTAGCCATTGTATAAATTACTCGTCCCCTACAACTTTAAGACTAAAGATGGGAGCGTTATTTTGTTGTACTTCTACACCAGCTTCTTCCGCTTGGTCTTCGCCATCGTACATATCTAGAGTTAATCTGCGATAGTTATCTAGAAGAATGGTGGCAGCTTTTAATTGATTTTGATGACTAGCTTCTTTATTCTTCATGATATCTGCTGCTTGCATGATCGCTTCAGCTACGTGAGGCTTGATCTTACGCAATAGCATTACTAGTTCACGTTCTTTTAGTTCACGATTAGTTGGTTTATCTAAAAGATTTTGTTTCTTTGGACGACCATTGGGATTACCAGATTGACCTTTTACAAATGACATTTTATTTCCTTATTAGTTCTGGTTACGATCTCCAGATTACATGTTTTCGCCTGTAACGAAGATAACTTGCGTAAATTAGTCCCGCTTACGATTGCGGGGTAGCCTTTTCGTATCTACCGCAGATAATACGCTGTATCCTTTGTGTAAGTACTTGGCAATACTCACCTGAAGCTTCTACACTTCATGTTACCACGCAACAGATTCGTGGGACGCCTAAAACCGAGGTGACTTCGGACCCAAGGTAGGTTCTTTAATGTTAGTATGCTCTTTATTAAAATAAAGATATGCGTTTTAACTTATAGCGTAGGGCGCATCCCCTGCTATCTTCCCGTAATAGCCGAAGCTATCTCTCGAACGGTTTGTGGTGGAGCAGATAGGGATCGAACCTATTGTGACCTAAGTCGGAAGATTTACAATCTCCTGCCATACCATTACGGCGGCTACTCCATATTTGTTTGCTATTTGCGAATAGCGAATGATTTCAAAGGCCACTAAGGGCACTAAGGGCACTAAGGGCAA